ATTCTTTGTGAATAATATAAGTTATATGCACCCTGATTTGTATAAGTATTATAAGTAGGAACATCTAAATAAGTTGGTACTTCAGATTGGAATAATAAACACGCACTATCATTATTGATTTTATATTCATCAGCACAACCCATCGGCATGGTATGGGAAATTACTGGTATAGTTTCATAACCATATCCAATAGAAGGAACGGTTCCATTAGAACGTCTTACTTGAATTAGATATGTCTTATATGGTTTGGTATTATTATAAACTTCACCTAATGTATCAAGGAATATATTTTGTGGTCCAAGATTATATATAAGTTTTGGTTTGGTTCTTACACCTGTATATTGATATGCATTTCTTGTATTACCTTGTAAGGTTGTAAATTGTTGGGATGTACCTGCGTAGTTAATACCTAATGGTAATTGTATCCCACCGTTTGGTGCTGTATCATTTGTATCCCACTGACGAATAATTTCAGGTCCAAATAATGTTTCAGTTGTACCTGTTGTTGTTTTAAAGTTAGTAGGATTATATACGTTATTCTGTCCGTAATTTCTTAATAAGTTCTGATTTTTATATGTTACGTTTCCATAATCCCCATCATCACTATCCTTAAAAATCATAGTGCTATCAACATAGTTCCAAGTAGGTTCTATTTTAAATCCTTTGTCATATGATATTTTATCACTCCAATCATATACTTGACCTGTACCAATCCAATATTGATACGGTTCAATAATCATAGTTTTTGGGTCTGTTTTATCAGCAACAATAACAAGATTAAACTTTTTAAATACCGATGATAAAAAATCTATTTGCTTAATAGTTGGGTCCAAAGCTTTGTTAAAATCTACATAAGCACCATCATAATATGGTACAGGACTATTGATTGGAGTAGGTAAGTACTTAATGTCGTTTAAACTGCCTATACCTACCGTATTTGGCACTACTTGAGTTATTCTTCTAAAGTGTCTGTATGTAGTATTAGATGGCGTAGATTGGTCTATATTGACCGTTGTACCCGATGTACCATTCTGTATTGTATATGTATAATATTCTAATGTATTATGTGAAATATGCAAATCATCTTGCCATCTTCTTAATACTTCAATAGTAACCGCAACATCTGCTGTACAAAAAACTGGGATACCTGTACCATTTTGATATACCATTAAATCCACAATAGTTAAACCTGTTGTTGGGTTTGCCACAATATTTACACCTGAAGGTGGTAATGAAGCTATTGTATTTAAGTTCCAACTAAATTTAACTGCATCAGAACTAAACATACCATAGGTATATAATGTTTTAAACCAAGGTGTATTAAAAAAGTCAGACTTAATTGAATAACCATATTGCTTGAACATTAATTTAATTAAACCATATACTGATAAAGCAGGTTTTAATTGGTTGTCAAATATTCCGTGATTGGGAACGTTGATACGATAATCCCTAAAGTTTGTATAACCTGATGTAACACCAGCGTGTGCTATTGCATCTGCTTGGTCATTATAAGTTCCAATAGGAACTGTTGATGTATAATAAGATGTTGCTTGTGATGGACTTGTATAACCTGTAACAAATACTGTATCGCCAGAATATGAATAGCCATTATGAACAATAGGATAAAAATACATCATCGGTGTTTCACCGTTGATTGCAAAGTTGTTGGTATAAAAACCAGTATAAACTTCATCTAAACTAAACGTATGGTTGAATGTATATTCATCATCAGTAAAATTTAAATCTTTAATTAGATTAACTCCAATATCACCAAACAAAGTTGCTGGTTCTGAATATAATGTTACATCATATTCTACTTTGCTATTCTGTACATTAATATTATTTAATTTAAGGTATCCACTAAAATATACAATATCATTAATTAAAACTTGGCAAGGAACTTTATAATTTACATTAAACGTAAAGAATTGAATATCAACATCAAAAAAACTATTAAAGAAATTGTTATTAGTTTTTGAACCAGGTAATTGTACATTTAATGAATAGTCTGTGTTCTTTTTTGATATGTCAGTTAATTCCGCATAACTCTTAACAATCTTAATTGGGACTGAATTGTATAAATCTAAAACCTGGTATGTAAGAACGTCCCCTGCATTCGTTTGAACTTGAAGAACGGTTTGTTGCTGTTGCGCCATAAATTAGAAACCTTTATTAACAAAGTAACTGTCGCCAGTCTTAAATGTTATGCTATATTTATTTAACTTCTTGTGCTTCTTGGTGATTGTATCTACTTGTGTTGATAGTAATTGTAAAGGACGTAAGTCTTTATAAATCTTGTTTTGTCTATCTATTGGTGAAACATAATCATCCCTTAATAAATATATCTGAGGGGATGTGAATAATTGTTCCAACCAGTGTCCTTCTGCCACAGTTAGATAATAACTTTCTAATACAACTTCTTGTTGAACAGACGTATCATAAGTTTTATTTGTTCTGGCGATATTTCTATCAGGACTAGCAAGATTGGTAGCATAATATCTATTGTCATAATATTGTTGGGTTACTTTTTTGGTATCTTGTCTATACGATTTGAATGTGAAATAATCATACGTTCCATTATCATTTAACCAACATATCCTCGTACTTTCTGGAAGACAGTTTGTATATAAATAAAAATAGAATGTTTCTGATATTGGTCCTAGCGGTCCTACTGAACGTCTTCTTGCATCCCATGTTGGGTAGGAATAATATAATTGAATGCGGTAGTAAGCAACTGTATCCCAAGTCATTCCTGTATATAATAATGATATATCAACTGGACCACAAGGGAATGCAAATATTTTAAGATTATCAGTATAACCTGTTGGTGATGCGTATGTACTACCAGATAAATTTAATTCCTGATTGTATGTTCCAATCTTTGTATTGTTTGCATCAAAAAATTCTATTACTGCATAATCTGCTTCAATCACTTGTCTATCGCCTGTTTGTCCGTTTAGATAATATAATACATAATTTTCATGACTTTGTATATATTGAACCCTTGGTGCATCAGTTAAAAATCTTGATGTTTCAGATTGTTCTGGCACTGTTGGATAATCCATTAAGAATTGTGATATTGGTGATTGTCCGTGATGAATATTTAATGTGTTGGCTGTAAATCCTGAACCTATAACTGTACCAATTTCTTGGTCAAAGTTTTGTAAAAAATAGTTTTGGTCTAATTGATAAGCGCCGCCAACATAATCAAACAAATTACCTGTTGATACATAAACTGATGGTGTATAACCTGTTGGGTTAATACTTTCAGGAATATATGTAAAGTGGTTATAATCATTCTGTGGAGTTGTGTTGTTATTTTCATACACATAAACTTGTGCTGAATAATATCTATAACAATATTTGAAATTAACTTGTATTGAATTTGGATAAGGGTTATTATAATTTATCAACTGATTGGTTGCATTAAAATCATTTAACCAATAATATTGATAATGTTCTTGTTGCAAATAGTTTTGTAGATAGTTGTAAGGTCTAATACCAAATGTATAAGTAAAACTATTAGTTCCACCTGTTGTAATTGAATATGGAACCAAAGCCATATTGCCAACCTTATTACCATTAGCATATAAATCAACAACAAGCTGCATACTAGGCTCATAGGTCGTACCTGTTAGTACAACCTTATAAGTTCCACCACGTTGATAAGCCATGTCCGTGCTGCGCCTTATTTGCGAATTATCGTTTAATCCGTTAGAATATAATTGTGCGTATCCAAAACTCATTTTAATATAATATTTTATTTAATCTAGCATCTAATTGTTTATCTGCCCATTTAAGAATTAAACTATCTAATTGTTTATCATTCATAAATTGATTTAAAGATATATCTAAAAATCCTTTACCTGGTTGTCCGTTAGGACGTATCCCAAATTTGTGAATGTTTGTTCTAATACCCCACGCCATACTTTCAATAGATTTATCGTCTTTAGGTTTTAACCTTCTACTTTTAATCCATCTAATGATTGCGTTTAATGGAACCATTTTCTTTCCTGCTAATCTACCACTTTCAACATACTGACCATATTCTATCATTGCTAAATTAATAACAACTTCTGTTTTTGTTTCTTTGATAGTAGTTAGAATAGAATTGTATAAACCAAAAGACGCAGTCTTGTTTCCTAAACCAGTATAGTCAGCAAACCCAAATCTATATATGTTTGCTTTAAGAGTTTTTTGAACTATACTTTTTAATAAGTTTGCTGCGTCTTCTAATTCCATTATAATAATTTAATGTTTAAATAAGTTCCATTACCACCATTAACATCTTGACCAACAGATGAATAAGCTGTTAGATATACTTTATCTAAATTACCATCCAATTGTGCAAATACTGTTCCTGTTAAAGTTGTATTTGATAATAAATTAAGTTCGTGTTGATTTATTGCTAATTGACTTATATCCATTCCATTATCTTTTGATACCTGAACATTAATTTGTCCTGTTCCTCCTGTTGCTGGTTCAAAATTAACTGAATAAGATATTTGATATATTCCTGCAATAGTTGGTTGATAATAAAAATATTCACTATTGTACCAACCTGATGGGTCAAATTCATCATTATTAAATGTGATTGATGTATCACTACCAGAACCTAGTGTTTGATTGGTTAATAATTCAACTTGTCCAAAACCTCCATTTGATTGAATTGATGATGATACTGTTAATGAACCTGTAATATTTGTATTACGAGTAATATTCATCGGTGTTGCACCTGATGTTGGGTCAAAATAAAATGCAACATTATCATTACCATTTCCACCAATATTGTTTCCTATACCTGGTCCGTAAAATGCTGCTATTAATGTATTACCTGTATTTTGAAATGAAGACCAAGCGAAACCTATTTGACCATAATTTGTTGCTGGGTCAATATCAATTACATTTACACCTGTGTATGTATTACTTAAGCTACCTGAAAATAATGCATTATAATTTGGGTAATGGAATTGGTCATCTATTGCACTTTGTATTTGAATATCAGGGCTTAATAAAGTTATATAACTACCTGATGCATTTAATGAACCTGTAATATTTGTATCACCATTTATATGTAATTGTGACCCTTGTCCGTTTAACATATAAACATCACCTTCACCACCATCATCATTAAAATGTAATGTTCCACCGTTTAAAGTTGAAAAGTATAATGCACCTGATGGTACAGTTGAATAATTAAAAGCATTAGTGTCCCAAATAATAGGACCATTTGTTTTAATTGAACCTGTTACATTAACATAACCACCTTCAGCCCATAATGATATATCACCTGTTGATTGAAGTATTGGAGTATCTATTGAAGTTGTTACATATAATGCGCCTGAAATAATTTGGTCACCAATAAATGTATTGCTACCTGTTGTAGCAAATGTAGTTGTATCAGGACTTGTACCTGATGTGCCGCTTGTTCCTGAACTTCCAGTAGAACCACTAATATAAGAAGATAAAGCTGTTGCAACATTTGCATATGTATCATAAGTTACTGTACCATCATTTGCATAAGTCATTACATATGAACCAGTTGTTTGAACTATTCCACCTTGACTAACATTAATTTGGTCTGAATAGAATGTTCCTGTTTGATATATTGAACCTGTTACTATTAAATTACCTTTAAAATCATTATTATCTTTATACCATATTGCTGAACCTGAATTATCAAACACAGCTATTGTATTACCATAATCAGGATTTGTACTATTACCACCACCAAAAAAATGTGAATAAACTGTATAATCGGTTAAAGAACCACTTACATAATTTAATGGAGTAAATGTATCTAAACCAATACCAATATTTGCAGAACCATTAATATCATAAACATTAAATGCAGAAAAATAAACATCATCAACGTGTGCTGTGCTATCTATTGCCATTCCCATATTTGGAAATTGAAATGGATTACCTTCTGTACTACTAACATTAATATCAGCTGATGCAAAATTAAATGTACCACTAATAAAATAAATTGATGCTTGACTACCTGATGGCGCATAAACATTCCAAGAACCTGTTCCAAATATAAAATCACTTATTATTGCATCACTTGTACTTCTATCTATCTTATATTCTGACCTTAATGATATTAGACCACCATTTGTACTTTCTATAAAAATAGAACTTGTTGCAGGACTACCTGCATTTGTACCCAAAATATATAAATCATCAGTTCCAACAACGTAACCATTACCAGCTGTAAATTCTAATGATGAACCTGTTTGCAATCCAGAACCTGATAAGATAATACCTGGATTTAAATTAACTTCAGAATTTGACATATATACATTTGTTCCAAATTGTATTTGACCACCTGGAGGCGATTGTAAATGCAAATTTTCACCGTTATTAATTAATGTAAGAACATTAGTATTGTCTAGGTATAATGACGCTGAACTAAAATATCCGTGACGCCAAGGATTAGATGGACTACCTAAATCAAAAGAACCACTACCTTGCGGTATAATGGCACCTGTGACATATAGCGGTCCGTTTATTGCCATACTTCCTGTTGATAAGGATATTGGACTTACTGTTCCATTACCATCTGTTACTGGTTGTAATGTTCCAGATAATGCTTGTCCTAACCCTGTTCCCATATTAAGAACTGATTGGTAAGACTGGCTTATATATTGGTTACTTAAATTACCCATAATATTATTTTATATTTTTTATATTTCGTTAAATCTTTTATTTTCTTCTATCCATCTAGTAGCTACTTCACTCCATTTTTTTTTTGTTCCCGGTGGGACAGTTGGAAAAGGAGTTTCAGGAAGTACGCATCTGTTGTAGTCGTGTAATTGTACGATGTTGATATTCATGGTCCATCCCGCCACAATAGTTTCAAACCTTTCTAAAAAAGGTGTAACCTGACTACCGAACTGTGGTTCATAATCTATACTAAATCCACCGTACTCTTGTGTATATGATTGCCATAAGATTGTAAATACGTCTTCAAGTATTAATAACGTATCAGACATTACTTCTGCTTGGTTAGAATAGTCTTGTACTATTTTATCCATAACTGTCACAGATAAATTATATATTAAACCATTCTTATCAAATGTAACAGGTTGCGGAATGACATACATCCTAGGATATTTTGGTTCCTGTTTGCTTTCAATATCCATCGTAATTTGAGTTAGGTCACCAAATCCATAAGAACTAACTTGTGGATGATGATATGCTATTCCAGAAAGGTCTTCAATAATCTGTTTTAAATTTACCATTGTATATAAATATTAGTACCTGTTACTATTTTGTGCTTTTTTCATTATTCTTTCTTGTTCTTTGTCATATGATATTAAATATGATAGTTGGTTAAGAACTTCCATTATCCCTTTTTCAAGGACGTAGTCGTGCTTGACAAAATCGTTTCCAGCAATTCTGTTGATGACAACATACCAACCGAAGCTTTTTTGAAAATCATTCTCCAAAGATACTTCCTTATCTTCCAAAAGATTTTTATCTTCGTCATCACCCCAATCTTCTGTATCAAAGATGACTGGGTATAAGCTGAATATTTCCTTGCGTATTTGATAAAAAAAAACATAGCACCAAGTACAACATTAATATTCATCTTTAGCTTAAATAATTCTGCACGCTGTGTTATACTTTTAATATCATACTTTTCTATATCAAAATCATGTTCGCTTCTTTCTGCAATTATTGGTCTATACATTACAGCCATTAAGATGTGCAACATATTTAATTGTTCATCACCTGTTTTATTTGCGATTGTATCCATATCAACAAATTCAGCAAACGATAGGTCCTGCCACTTTGGAAAGAAACCATACTTCACACCATCCAATTCAAACTTATCTACAAACGGTGCTTCCTTATCTTTAGGTATGGTTGATAATATATATGCAGCCAAGTAGTTTATTTCTTGGTAGTTATATTCCATTATCTTATCCTGTGGTGCGCCACTAACTTGTGATACAAGCTTTGCTGCAAAATATTCATCACTTACAACATCTTTCATCTTAAACACCTTAACATAACTGTCTATGTTCATAAAATCAGGGACGGTATATTCTTGTTCTTCTAGTTTAAATTTAAGCATTATCTTCTTTTTTAATAAAATGTTGTCTTATCTTTTCAGATAATTCTTTTGATTTAATAGTTGATAGCATAGTTAATTTACATTTCTTTGTTGTTTCCAAATCATTATAACTTGTATTACCAATTAAAGCCATTCTTATTTGTCCTAATTCTTCATCTGTAAAGTATAGGTATTTATTAAATCTTAACATACTTATGCGAAAGCAATTGCATAACGCCCTGTGCTTTTCAGGTTTTGTACTT